TAGGCATATCCCAAAGAAGTGTGTAGTTATTCTTAAGTGTTGCAAGTTGTGGAACAATTTGCTTAAGTGGTCCCTTCTTAGACTTCTTCGTTGACATATAATCTCTAGGTGGTTCGATTCCATTCGTAGCATTACTTACGACTGAAGATGATTCAGATGGCATCTGTGCAGATAGAGTGCTATGTCTTAAACCATGCATTTTAATACTTGATCTAAGTTCTTCCCAATCAAGCTTAAGATCATTCCCAACCAATTCATCTACATCTTTTTTATAAGTGTCGATTGGGAGGATACCGTCAGCATACTTGGTTCTATCAAAGTACTGACATTCACCTTTTTCTTTTGCGATTTCGTTACTTGACTTGAGTAGATGGTACTGGAAAGTTTCAGACAACTCGTGGACAAGTTTCCATGCTTCTGGGTTGTCATATTTTACTCCATTCTTTGCTAAGTAATGTGCTAATCCAATGTAACCAATACCAAGAGAACGCCTTGCAAGAGTACTAACTCGTGCTGCTTCTACAGGATATCCTTGATAGTCTATCAACTCTTCTAATGCACGAACAGATAGATCACATAACTCTTCAATGTCATCAAGACTACGAAGAGTACCTACATTAACAGCAGATAGAATACACAATGCTATCTCCCCATCACCATCAATATGATTGATGGGTGTTGTTGGTAATGTAATCTCCTGACATAGGTTACTCATGTTAACCTTATCTATAAAAGATGAGTGTTCATTACAATGGTCAATGTTCATGATGTATAAACGACCAGTCTCTGCTCTCTCCTTTAATAGATCAAGAATTAATTCTTGGGCAGCAATAGTTTTTCTAGGGATGGTGTTATCTGCCTCGTATCCTGTGTATAATTCGTCAAAATGCTCAGTTCCGAAAGCATCATATAGACCAGGAACATCATGAGGAGAGAATAAAGTAATCTCTTCGTCATTGATAAATCTTTCATAAAATAATTTAGATATTTGTATACTATAGTCAAGTTTTCTGACTCTATTGTCCTCTGTACCTTTATTATTCTTTAATACAATAATATCTTCTATTTCTTGATGCCAGATTGGGAAGTGGACTGTCGCTGATCCACCTCTGATGCCATTTTGAGTGCAACATCTGACAGTGCTCTCAAATTTTTTGAGAAACGGGACGACACCCGTGTGTTGAACTTCTCCACCACGGATCTTCGCATTGATACCACGGATTCTACCCGCATTGATGCCAATTCCTGCCCTTTGAGCAACGTAGTAACCAATAGCCATGTCGCTGCTGAAGATGCTGTCAAGCGTGTCATCAACATCAACGAGAACACAGGATGCAAACTGTCGTAAAGGGGTTCGCACCCCTGCCATGACTGGTGTTGGGATGTTGATTCTGTGCTTGCTGACTGCGTTGTAGTATCTTCTGACATAATCTAACCTCGTCTCCTGTGGATAATTCTGGAATAAAGTCACAGCAATCATCATATACATTTGCTGTGGGGTTTCATAGTGTTCCCCAGTGCTTCTATCCTGTACCAAATATTTATCTACTACCTGTCTCAATCCAGCATAAGTGAAAAGGTAATCACGACCTTGATCTATCCAACTGTCAATCTCTTGCCACTCCTCTGGAGTATACTTAGTAGCAATACCAGGATCATACACACCCTTCTTTACACATGCCTCTATATGATTAGGAAGAGGTGGTGTCTTTTCATAATGGTTATGGACTGCCTTGTGTAATCCAAACAACAATAGTCTAGCAGCAACAAACTGATAGTTAACATGATCTAAATCAATCAAATCAGATGCAGACTTAACCAGAATCTCTTGTACCTGACTAGTCTTTATACCATCAAAGAACTGTAAACCTGATTGTATCTCTACTTGACTAGCAGATACACCTGCTAATCCTTCACAGGCAAACTCCACCATCTTGTGAACTTTCTCTAAATTGATGGGTTCTTCTACACCATCTCTCTTAACTACTTTAATTCCGTTGCTCATACCTTCCAGTTTGATAGTTGTAACTTTGCTTTTAATCCTTGGTACACATTAGATTGTACCACATCTTTTACATTAATGCCAGCATTGGACATATCATTGATGTCCTTTTGCTCAATATTATTTGGCCAAATCACTACTTTATCTCCGTGGTCGATTGACTTGGAGAGTTTGTCTGTGATTTGTCTACTACGAGGTTCGTTATCATAAACCCAAATATAATTGCCCCAACCAAACGACCGAATATCAACATCAGACCCAGCCATCGCAACGGCATTGTCCAAGAAGAGGGAGTCAATCGGTCCTTCCACGATGTAAATTGGTTCACTTTCATTTATCTTATCAAGTCCAAATAGTTTAGGTGCATCCTCTTCCAGCATCACTGTAATATATCTCATCTTAGGATTTGCTTCCATAGATCTACCCTGAAAACCTATAAGGTTTCCATCTTTATCCTTGAGTGGAATGATGATTCGGGGCTCGTCATTAGAGATACTGGAGAACGTTTGTTTCTTTGTGTTTGTCCATTTTTTAAACTCTGGACAGTAGTATAATTGATTAATTTTATTCTCTGGTATTCCCCTCCCTAATGCGTAGACCTTTGCTGGATGTGATTTATTTAGACTGGAGAGAGGTTCGAGATTAACCTTTCGTTTCGGTTTGAAATCAGGTTTTGTAATAAACTTATTAAGGTCAGGTTTAGGTACATTTTTACCTGTAGTACCCTCCTTATATCTCTCCATCACATACTCATCATACACATGAGGAGCCTGATCCTTTAGGAAATTAGAAAAGGATCGTGTGATACCACAGTTGTGACATTTAAACACATGATCCCCTTTAACCGAGAAGATATATCCTCTGGTCTTATTTCTATGTTTCTTTGAATCTCCACAGTAAGGACAACGGAATGTCCATACGCCAGGCTTAAGTCTTTTGTACTTCTGTAGTGATGCTGATGCCAAGTTCAGATACTTGGTATCCAGATAACTCATCCATTTGTCTTAGCGGTGGTATTACTGTAGCAGATCCTGGCGGTGCTGTCAAGAGTGGACGGATTACTTTCTGTCCGACTGGACTAACCAAGAAAGATATAATAGCAAGACCACCAAAAATAGACCACATCTTCTTCTCCATGACCTGAAGACGGTCATCAACTTTTCTGATATCTCTTTCACAACCCTTCTTTATCTCCTCTGCTTTACGATTTACTTCTCGATGGACACTCTCTACTTTCTCAAAAAGAACTGCATCTATTCTGTCCTGCTTATCCAACTTCTCAGAATGAACTGCCAGAAGTTGGCTCATCTTTACAGAGTTATCCTGTAAGGAATCTACGATCTTTTCCAGACGTATTATAATTGCATTGTTAACGTCTGTCACGTTTACCCCTTGTCCCATCCTGAGTATTTATCCTCTTCATTTTTTCTTTAGAATATTAATCAAGGTTAGCCCATACCCCTGTAGATCTACAAGTAGAAACCAACTCAGGATAATCTTGGAACCGTACTACGGTATCAAATAGAACCACATATCTCCACCCATTAATCTGATTAATGACTGAATGAATTGCATTAGGTTGAAATAAACATACTGATTCGTTCTTAATATCCCTTGTGTGCCATGTTTTCTTAGGTCTATTCCTTACCATGATATAACACCTCTTCCCCTCTTCTACGGGCACGTCCAGTCCAATGATGCCACGTAAAACAATACCATCTGGGGGATTAGGATCTCCATCCCTATGTAATGGTATCTTTGCCTTGGGTTTCATACTAGCAATAGATGCTCTCCTAGTAATTCCTATATCAATTAAAGTTTGAGAAAGAGTAGGTAACCAATTGACATTCTTATGAGCACGTAGACCTTGCCACTGAAACATATCCTGCTCAAACTGTTCTATCATACAAAGTTGTTCCTGCTGCTCATCCATCTCACCATAGAGAGGTGCAGCAACTGGATTATAAACACCACCACTCTTAGAGTGTGCTACATCATCATACCAATGGCCAAACTTTAAACTCTCTAGATTATCACGAAACTCTTTCTGGATGTCAGGAAATCTTTCATGTATCAAATCAAACTTGGGATGTAATTTATATACATCTACAAATCCCCAGATGCTCACCAGAATAACCTCCACTTACCATCACACTTCAAACCATGACCTTGAAATGTAATCCTATAATCACCCTTCTTAAAACTATCTCCTAAAATCATCTGATGCATGATCATACCATAGTAATAGAATGAATACCCTTCTATATGTGGAATAATAATTGGGACATACTGCTCCAAGTCACCACAATCATCATCAAACAATTTATACTTCCATGGATCCTCAATAGTATTACCTGCTTTTATCTCCTTAACATACTCTACGTTCTCATATCTACCTATGATGTCTCTGTATATCCAATACTTAATATCATTTGCCTTCCTCTTATGTTCTTCTGGAAGATCCCACAATGCAATAGCAGCACCATTATGAGGTACCTTAATGCTAAAGGTGTAACTTAACTGGTTCTTGAAATCAATATCCTTATACTTCTTTCTGAAATGATTCCTACCATACCACCACTGTCCATCATAATGAAGACAACGATGATGCTTTCTCTGATCAGGTGCTTGATCGAACTCATAGATATGAAACCCTGGAAGACCTAGACCATCCTCATACTCACAATCTCCTAATTCTTTCTGTAGTTCTATTATAAACTTATCATATAACCATCCGAGTTTCTTCCTAAGAACACGGTTATACATTTGATATAGTTTATGATAAAACTTCCATCCTCTATCCCTAGCATCCATATAGAGAGTAGCACCAACAGTATAGTAATGAACATAATCCTCTATACCACTATCTGCTCCTGCTATTTCTAATGCTGGATGCCAGTTAGTCCTTGCTAACCATATGTTCCTCATCCCAAGGAGTTCTTGGAACACACGTTCATTCTCTTCCTCAGTAAGGACAGGTATCCTATTAAATCCTAAAAGTAAAGTCTCCATATCCCATCACATCTCACAGCATGTCCTTGCAAAGTAACTCTTCTATCATCAGTTGTAAGTTTATAACCTGGAACTATCTGGTGCAATACATGCCCAGTATGATAGCATGATTCTCCTATTGTATAGGGCATAACCATTGGTTTAGTATCGTATATAGGATCATACTTCATAGGTATTGATCCATTATCCCAGAACTCTTTACTCTCTCTAGGATCACCAACACCTCTAATGAATTCATCAGCAGTTGTAGTAACTCTTTCTAATGTATGTTGTAATGCTGGATTTGATTCATAAAACTCTGGACGGTTCTTGAAGTCTACATCCTCAGCATGTTCCATAAAAGTCTTAAGGGTTGCATCCTTATCAGAGTTTGATTGAAAATTAAACTTAGCAATCATCTCTTTATCCATGTTCATCCAGTCCCATACAAAAAGACCACCACCATGCTTAGGTAGCTCTAAAGGTAGAGTAAATGAAAATGGTTCTTCTAAATCATACTCATCATAAGTCTTCCATATAGGCATGTGATCTCTATACTGGATATCAACATGCAAAGATGCTAAAGGTTTAGTAAACCTATCAGCACACTCAGGTGCAGAGACTTGACCTGGTTTATGACCAAAGACATGGAACCCAGGGTAAGCTAACTTATCATCCAGTTCTACTGGATCACCAAGCAACTCCGAAAACTTCTCACAAAGAATATCATAAACCCATCCAAAGTGTTTCTTAAGTACAGGATTTAAAACCTCCTTATGCTTATGATACTTTCCAATACTAGTTACACCTTCCATGTAAGTTACTGCACCGACAGTAAAAAAATCCATAGGGACTGGTGCCCTACGGATCCAAAGTTTTTCTAGTTTGTCTACACTTTGTACTACTTTCTTGGATTGTTCTTCAGTTAATATATCACAATATCCAAGCTTCATATTACATGGTCATGAAAGTAGTAAAGATTTCCTTGCTCTCTGGAAGCATACCAACAAGTTTTTCTTTATGCTCTTCTGATAATTGATTGAACCTATCAACTATAACAGATGCTTGCTCTTGTGTCAACTCTAGTTCAGTGTCATCAGCGAAGAAGAAGGTTGTAATCTTACCTTCATCAGCCAACTCACATAGTGATTCAAGATACACTAGACCATCACCAAACTCAAAGGAGTTCTTCTGTGTCTTTATTTGATTTGCTAACTTCTTCTGACGTTCCTTACCTTTCTTAGCATAGTCAGCAGCCTTAGAACGAGAGATTAATTCAATCTCTTTCTTACGATTGGAAGCACGCTTCTCACGCTCTTGCTTCTTCTGAACCTTACGCTTCTGATTTATAAATTTGTATGCCTGTTTGGTAGTCTCACCACCAGCTCCAGATGACTTCTCATCTTCTTTGATTAGTTCCTCAGCCATTTTCTTTTTCTTAGTAAGACGTTTAATAAGTTTACGAGCCTGTTTACTCCTACCATCTATGTAGGTTGGATCATCTCTACGATGTTCCCATTGTTTACTAGCAGATTCTTTTTTCTTTCGTGCTTTAGTAGATCTACGAGAGAACTTTAAAACAGGATCGAATCCCATTATAGCACCCTTACCAGTGGTAGCGGTGTTAATTGGTCCAACGTTGGTAGGTGGTCCTCCTTCCATTATAGTTGCCTAAGTTCTTCTAGTATACAATCATTAACAGCAATCGCTCTAAGACTTTCACTCTCATCCACTTGAGGATACTTATTTAAAAACATCATGATTGCTTTAATATCTGACCAGTAATCTCTTTCCATTTTATAGAAGAGAAGTAATGGTGCAGCGTCACCGAATACATTGTATATTATTATAATATGATTCAAAAGAAGACTGAGTTTGACCTCAGTTCCCTTATGATATTTCTTGAGGAGACGCTTAATATACTTAAAGCGTCTCATGTCCTCAAAGAAATCTTCCTTCGTTGCCGCTTGAGGGTTATCATAATGTTTAATAGCAAAGAGAACGTAATTGTCCTCGTTCAATTCATCAAATCTCATGCGTCATTACGTTCTGTCGTTAACAGTTAGTGTACCTGCAGTACTATATGCTGTAGTACCACCAATGCTGTTGTTAACTACACATCTGTACTTGGCACCGTTGTCAGCAGCAGCAGTAAGTCCTGTAAGGGATCCTGTATTAGCTGATGTCTTACCTGCAAGGTTAGACCAGTTGGTGTTGCCAGATTCCTGTCTCTGCCACTGATAGGTGAGCGAAGCACCTGATCCAGTAGAAGATGCACCAGAAAGTGTGAATGTAGCAGCAGCTGTAGCAGCAGTTGTAACTGTGACAACAACAGCAGCACCGCCACCACCACCAAGTGATGCGTCAGCGATTGTTATTGTCTCGTTATCTGCATAACCTGTACCACCAGATACAAGAGTGATGGTTGGATCACCGCCAGATGGAACTTCAACTGTGAAGTCAGCACCTGTACCAGATCCTGAACCAGCAGCATCAGTTATTGTGTATGTTCCAACAGTTCTGGATCCATCAGCACCACCATTGTCACTGAATACTGCAACCGCACCAGCAGGAGCGTATGTAGTTACGTTAGCAACTGTTCCTGGTGTGATTACAGAAGCAACGTCTGCACCGAGTGTATCATCTGCTTGTGTCTCAGATGCGTTAGCTTCAGGTCCACAAATGTTTACTAGATGTTCTGTTTTGAAGCGTGTCTTACCATGACAGTCTGTGTATGTATCGACAGCCCACCAGCCAGGACCGCTAAGTCCTTTGTTTTTATTGACTGCTAGTTGTGCTTCTGTATCATCTATAAAGACAATAGTTTTTGTGTTAGACGATTTTGCGACACCAATTTCCGCTTTGGTTTTGTTGGCGTTGCTATCGTCACTTCCGTAAAGGGACATTGGGACGCTCCAATTCTATAAGTTTCCTATATTTTATTTATTAGATCATGACTCTAGTAGTGCCTTACCTAAAGCAGCAACTAGTTCATCATCTACTTTGTTTCCTGTCTTAGCAGCTGCCTTCTTAAGCAACTTAATTAGGAAATCTTTGATTACAGAATCAAGGTCATCAGGTATCCTATCAACTGCTTTATTGATGATACTTATAGCAATGGGCATTAAAAAATTAATCATGGTTATGTAAAACGCTGTTATATATAGTCCTCTTCATCTTCCCATTTCTCCATAACGACACCTTCCTTTTCAAGTTGTGACAAAGAATAGTCAAGTATAACTACAATTCTGTCGTGAGTACCGTTATGTTGTGCCCAATGTTTATCGTGATCATGGAAAGCAAATGGTTTTCCCACCTCCCATGTTCTCTTACGACCACGTACACTTAACCATGCACCTGGATCAGTAACTATAGGTACATGCAACCTCAATGAATCTATGTCACCACTATGAGGATTGATCTTTGTACCTGGAGATAACTTACTTATAGTACAACTCTTTAATATCTTAGAATCTATCTCAGGTTGCAATGCTAAATGAAATACAGGACAACACTTCTTCATACTCTCAGTTAGTTTGGGTAGTACTTCCTGTACCTTCTCTACCGTAGTATTAAATAACTCAACGAATGAAACCATTTCGCTGAGTTCAAAGTCTTCTTCTGTTGCTGTATCACCTACAGCATTAAGTGGCATAGGGATGACTGTCCATGAGCCATCCCAAAGCTGCACCCTGCCAAGGTTCCTATCCTCAACCCACTTATCTAATACCCATTCCTTTAAGATGGGTTGGTTTGTTTCTACAAACTTTAGAATCTCTGGGATGATCCATTTATGATGTACTTTTACATTCTGAAATGAGGATAGATGTGATATCATATCCTCTTGCCAAATCTTTCTCATATATTATGGGTCAGTATCCCTTGGGGGACACTCCTTTAATCCGTGTACTGGACAGTCTACACCTTTTTTCGTATGATTGCAAGCTTCCTTTAATTTCTCTTTAGGAACCTTCTTCATCTTCTCTTCAGATGGCTTGCGCCCATCAGGATCATCCAGTTGAGGCATGATCTCAACGGGGCCTTTTACTTTTTTTCAGAGATGCTCCTGAAAGTTGAGAAAGATCTCTTCTCTCCTACTGTTTCATTGCGCTTGTTTTGTTCCTTTCCAATCTTCGTATCAGAACCCTTCTTAGTATAGGATTTCTTACCTTCTGATTTAATTGCAGGTTCTACATATACAGTTCCGTGTGGTCCTGCAGGTAGTTCTGGATTTACTTCATCAGGATTTTGTGATCTTGGATCAGCTGCGTGCTCATGCACAACTTCTTTAACTACTTCAAATGATTCAGCAGGTACTGCTTTCTCTATACCATGCTCAAACATAATATCATAGTGAGATACATTCCCATCCTCGTCTAGTGTATGCATCTCACTAAGACAGTTACCAGATCCCCACTCTGGGTGCTCCACTTTGGTAACGCATGAATGTTTTACTTTCTTTACATCAGGCTTCCCTTCTTCACCTTTCGGTTCAGCAAGTTTCATACCTGGTGCATCACCACCACCTACACCATCAGCTCCTTTGCCTTTGATGTCTGTATTACCTATCTTAGCGGAGTAATCAAATCTCCATGTCTCTTCGACACTTTTAAACTTTGTGTTTAGACTTGTTTCTGCAGCTAACTGTGCTAAAGTCTTTTCCTCGTGGTGATCCATCTTATCTTTTTTGGGGTCTGTTGGGATTGTTTGCTTAACTTCAACTGTGCCAGCAGGTTTCTGTACCTTCTGTCCAGGAGTAAGCGACATAACATACTCTCGATATGCATCAGTTCCAGTCTCGAAAACTTCTTGTATGTCAGTGATCCAAGTGCGGAAGGTTGTATCTTCAGCAGTTAGACATAGTACATAGTTAGGTCCACGACGTAAGATCTTTCCTACCTGTCCGTTCTCAGTTAAAACCCACTCACCTTTTTTATATACTTCGTTCTTATAGAACTTGTCACGAGTGATTTTTGCTTCCGCAACCTGAGTCTTTTTAGCAAAGTCAGAGAAAGATTTCATTAATATATGTGTACATATCAAGTTTATTTATAAGCCCATACCTTTTTTGGTCAGCGCAAACAGTTTGTTCTTTTCACCTATGGATAAAGTATCTGGAAGATAAGAGTTGAAACTTGTAATATCATTCTTCTTAACGAATTCTTTTTGCTTACTAGATGATGCACCTGCAGCTCCCTTAGCATCAGCAGCTCTTGCACCAGCACTCAGCACTTCTATCTTATCAAAAGTATAATCCTCTGTACCATTTCGTTCTGGTAAGAGCCTATTAAGCCAAGCATATTGATCATCACCAACAATACCTACAACATGATCATAATCTGGCTGAAGGAATTGCATTACTTTAATAATAGTTTGCGAGTGTGGTCCTTCATAGATATGGTCAGCATGTTTAGGAAACATCTTCTTCAAGTACCTAATCTTATCCTCATAACTTATAGGATTTTTCTCCTTACCAGGAGTATGTGAATGAGTGGCCATAACCCACCAATCATCAGTTCCAGCCTTGCTAATAGTAAAGTTAATCAGCTTCTCATGGCCTATCGTAGGTGGATTCATCCTACCCCAACAGAATACAACTCTTTTTAATTCATCAGCCATCTTAGATATTAGGTGATTTGTTCAGGTTCTCAGCACTGAAAGTTAAACGATCAACAATCTTATATGCTTTCTTACCATACTGAATAGCAACATAACCTTCTGGTTTTGTAACTTGATAACCATCTTCCTTCTTAAAGAAAGTACCAAACCTAGTTTGTGTAGCTCCAAGTTTATCAATGAAAGGAAGCTTAGCATCTTGTATAGATTTATATACTGTAACAAGTGCAGCAAGCTCTTTCATATTATTATTTACAATTTCTCTACCATCCCTCCTATGCAATTTGTATTTAGAAATTGACTTAGGTTGTTTCTTACTAGCAATCTCCTTCTTCAACCTAGCATTCCACCAATCACAAAACTCCTGAGCAAACCTATCAGGATTACTTACTGGTTTTCTATCACGTACAAACTTATTAAAAAAGATCTTCATGTTTGGTCCAAGCAACCATGTATTCTTTGGTGATCCAATATGCTCAGCCATAAGATCCATAAGATCACCAGCGATCTCAATTTGTTTAAGAGTTTCCTTCCTTGTATCTCTATACTTCTTAATCTCTTTTTCAGTAATCAACGTACTGCTACCTAGTGATTCAGTCTCGGCACTAATAATAAGGATATCATCCTGTTCAGTCAAATGAAAATCACCACCAAACCTAGCAGATAAACTGTCTATACTATCACCAACATATCTGGTATGAAATACTACACAAAAACCTGCCCTCTTAGCTTTATCATATAACTCATCACCCTCTGGAATACAATATGTAATCTTATTAGGTGTAAAAATAATACACTTCTTACCATCAATATATCCTTCCTTAGCATCATCAGTAAACAGAAGGTCTCCTTGGTATACACCTTGAGGATTAAGTCTAGGAATATATTCCAAACAAGAATTCAATTTCTCTACAAGTCCAGCAGCATGACCATGATTCCGTTTGACATCATCCTTACTATAGTTAATCTTTGCATCCTTATTAAAGACTGACTTAGTAGCAACAAAGATTCTATCACTACCTGGATACTTACCACAAAATATAGCAGGAGATCCATCCCACTTAACAGTAACGGATGCATTTTGATCTGGTTGGCCAACAAACATAGAACATAAGTCATCCAAGAAAGTGAGTGCATCTAATGCACCCTGCTTCCCATCCATTAGAAGACTATCTTCTAAGTGTTCTAAGTGTGTGTTCTTACTCATTAATATATCTTGGCAAATGGTCCATAATCTCTACCAGCTTTCATTGATAACCATACTAATTTTGTTGAAAATCTATCCTTATCATCATTTTTAATCCCATTAAAGAAACAATAGAGCCACCTAATTTGCTGGAGTTTTGAATTAACAACATGAGGTTTTGTTCCATCAATACCCTTAGTCATTGCTACACACAGATTGCTATAACATTCTTCTTTACTATCTACACTACCAAAATCAATATTAAATGTTGTTTTATTATCCCATAAGTAACCAACTACATCTTTCCATGACTTAGATCCTGGTGGAGTACCTAAATTGCGCTTCTGGAACTGGTCACAATTCTGAGCATACTTCATCTTGTCTTTCTCCATTTTTGGACCCTTTGAATAAGTATTAATTGCTTTAATTACCTCATCAACAGTTGCTTTACCTAATCTAGCATCACCATGCCCCTCAGCAGTAGCTTCATACTTCAGTCCAGACATCTCTGAACTATTGTTTGCTTTAATCTGAAATTTATATGTTGCACCCAAATGGTAAGTATCGTTAACAATAAACCAAGTATCCTGTGTCTCAAGTGTATTATCCTCATCCAATCCCAGCTTACATATAGCATTACTATACTTCATAACAGTATCATCAGTACCTTTACCAGTATATCCCTTACCAACCCAGTTATCCGTAAAGAATTCTTCTTTAGTATTGAAGTAAACTATACTAGCTGGATCTTTAGTAACCTTCTTAAGGGATATGCCATATATTTTATGACTATTAAAGTACCCTCTCATTAAATGATTAACCTGTAGACGTTTAACATCTTCCTCAACAGATTTATCAAAAAGAATCTTATCTATACTTGCTCTCGCAGCTTCTTCTGATTTACTATCAATCAACCATATATCAGCAGGGTTCCAGTTATCCTTACCCTTCACACCCATCTTACCTACAATCCCAGTAACATATTCCATGAAAGTTTTGGTTGGACTACCCGCATGTGGTAAAAATTTCATAGCCTCATCTGAATGGATGTACCTATCAAATAAACAGTTTCCACTTCCAAGTTTACTCAATAATGCTTTCTGTTGAATCCAAAAGTTTACACACCACTCCTGACCATCATCCTCCCATGCATCATCATTCTTAGCAAAATGAGGCCAAACTCCTTTACCAAGAACTTCTATAACGCGAGGATCTTCATACAGTTTATCCCAAGTTGACCAGTTCCCTCCTTCACAGAGTGCAAGGTAAAAAATATATGCAGAACCAATCTCCTGCATCTTAGTTTTAGTAGAAGCATTAATTTTAGTTGCACTACCACTAGTTGCTTTAGTTCCTTGGAATTTTACCATCTGGTTCCCTACCCAGAGAAATATATAAGGTTTTCCTGCATCAATACTCCTACCAAACTTTGGCTCATCAGTCTTCTTTACTCTCGCAATCTTTGGACTAACATATTTACCCCTTGAATGTGCTTCTATAATCTTATCAACCCTATCATATGCAGACTTAAAGGTAATCATCTTCTTACCTGTCTTGGTTCCAAAGGACTGCTTATCCCAACTCTCTTCGTAAAACCATTTGTTTGATGACATCCAACCTTTGTCCTTGGCATCCTTATTGCCTTCAGCAATCATAAAAAGAAGTTGCATCTCACCCCAAACATCATGAGTTCTGATACGCTTTAGAATCTGAGCAGGGGTTGTCTGAACTAATGCCATTACAATTATAAAATACTATTAAGTATTTAGAATTGTTTCCAATATCTAGGATGTAGTAAACCCGATTCTGTATCTGTTCTATCTTTCAACGTCAATACAATGTCACCAGCGAGACTAACTCGTTGATGTTCTCTATGTTCTGGAGCAGTATAATGTTCAAGAGTACCAGGAAACATAACCACATGTTCAGCTTTAGGTGTGATAGCATACCCATCACCATTGCAATAATTGTGTTCCGTTTTAAACTGGAATGCATCTCCAAACCACTCGTTACTATTTCTTTTATGTAAAACTATTGGATCTCCTGGTGTCTGAATGTAGTAAACATATGAAATATGTGAACACGAATGCCAATGCATAGGAACACTCTGACCTGGATCACATATAGTAAACCATGTCTTGACAAAATTTATATCAAAACAATCTTCTATACAAAAATGATTTATATATTCTCTGGCAGCCTTCTTCAACTGCTTGAAGAATGATTCAAGCCTACGATCCTGATGTATCAGAACCTTACCATTCAATTCCCCTGTAACTTTCCCAGTTGTATTATCAAACTTACCATCATCAAAACTCTTATAGAGTGCTGATAGATGACCTGGTATATGTCCTTCGTATATTACAGTAGGAAATGCTTGATGAAACTTAGCGGTCGTCTTCTGCACGTACTTCAGAGTAGTTTATATCAAACTTACCACCTGGATATCTCTTCTCTAACTTAGAGATATTGCGTTTGATAACATCGTCAAAAGATACGTCCAAAGCCATACAAGCTTGTGCCACATACCACATAACGTCACCCAACTCAATAATAAGATGCTCTCTATTGTCGTCAGTCCAAGGTTTACCCTGGAACACCATCTTCTTAACGATCTCAAGAAACTCACCAGACTCAGCAGCAAGCCCAACGCCAGCAGTGGTAAGACGTTCAATATTGGCACCCTTTCTGTCAAGTTCAACCAAACGGTCAGCAAGATAGACAAAATCTTTACTGGTATCGGATGTGACACCATCCACGAAATGAGAGTATCTATCAAAATCTATAGTCATGAAAATAATTGCATAGTCTCTGGGAACCAAACGTAGTCTAACTCACACCTACTAAGAATGTCAAGTGCTTGTTGTGGTGTTTCAACTAACGGTTCCCCTGCTAGGTTGAAACTAGTATTTAATATTATACCATGTCCAGTGAGTTTTTTCAACTCACTTAACAGTTCGTACAGTATACCATCAGTGACAGTCTGTACTCTACAGGTATTATCTATATGGGTTACAGCAGGAATTGAAATATCACTCTTAACAGTATAACACTGGGTCATAAATCTACTCGGTGTCTTCATGTCAAAATATAGATGTGCATCTTCCTGCAACACAGATGCAGCAAATGGTCTATACCATTCTCTCTTCTTGATTCTATTAACTATTTCTCTTCCGTCAACAACGAACGGGTTGAATAAGATGCTTCTGTTTCCAAGTGCTCTTTGTCCAGCTTCTGCGTGTCCAAAATAAGTTCCAATGCTTCTTTGTTCTTGAAGGAGTTTAGCAACTCCTTTCGTGTCGAGGGTTTGTGTTCCTCTGAATGTTGATAGGTCATACTTCCAACCGTGAAATGAGGTAGTTTTTAATGGAGTTCTCTCCTTAGAGTATAGCATAGCAGCTCCCACTGAAATGCCAACGTCTGTAGACATTGGTTCAAAATAAAACTCAACGTCTGGGAAAGTTTCAACCAATAAGTTATTAGTAATAATATTCATTGCATAACCACCAGTCATGCAAACATTATGTAGTCCAGTTTTCGCTAAGGATTCCCGTACAAGTTTAACTACCACGTTTTGTGTATCAATTTGCACCTCTTTTGCGAAATCTGCATAGGGTTTATAGTTAGATTGTGTCAATTCTGTAATAGTATCAAGACCTTTCTTACCATATAATTCCTGTGCTATATTCATATGATTCTCATCATAAAACATGAGATGAATATCCTTACAGTGGAACAAATCATCGTCCACATACAAGTCATCTTTTATATGTGTCGTATGTGCATCTCCATAGGCACTAAGTCCCATAACTTTACCTGCTTGAAGACATCCTTCACCCATCTGCACCGCAGCAGCAGAATATAGATAACCCAATCCCATCATAGAATGACCTTTCATCCAAGGATATAATTTTATTTTATTCTCATATACTCTCTCAAATGAACCACCTATAAAAACAGTCTCAGCTTCAAACAATCCCTTAGAAAGTCCCCCCGAACCATCAATAACTACAACAAGAGCATCATCGAATCCACTATTATAGTATGCACCTACTGCATGAAATTTATGATGACGACTATCCTTTACAATTTCAGGAAGTTTACCATGCTTTCTCTTATAAGATTCAAGAAATACCTTAGTAAATTTTAAACTATCATCACCTAGAAATGTCTTATCACCAAAGTAAGATAATACTATAAGATCTACTGGTTCATCTACCTTCAGTATGTTTTTATAGATATGAAAGTGCTTATCATCATGCTTCTTACCACTAAATCTTTCTTCCAAAAAATAATGCTTGACCTCACCATCGTAGATACAAGCATTAGCATCATGATTGCCATAATGTATAGCAAGAACCCTCATACTTTGAGTGATGCAAACTTCTTAGACAAATCTTCCTTAACATTTTCAATCTCATCTTGGCCAGCATCTGTAAGACCATCCTGTGCTGACTGTTCTACGTCATATAATCTCATCTTAGAACGATCAAGACCCACTACAAATCTCTTATTCATCGTAGGATCATTGTACCTATTCTTTAACTGCTTAACCATGATCTGATTCATCGCTTCCAACTCCTCAGTAGATATGAGAGCGAACATAAGGTCAGCAGTAGCAGGGAGTCCGAAAGATTCTGACGTGTCAGTAAGGTCAACATCGCTAGAAGCGAAACCAGACCTAGTAGTTTGAGTAGCACTGACAATCGGTAGATTTGCTTCCACAGCCAGACCACGAAGTTCCTCCGCAATCGCCTTGATGTATGAGTAAGAGTTGACATTGCCTACCTTAGAATAACGACTAGATGCACATATGTTTAAGTAATCTATGAATATAATATCAGGTCTAAAATCTTTCTTCAATGCTAACTCATTGATCAATGATCTAAAGTGTCCACTGTGTGCAGATGCAGTAGGATACTCTTTAATAATAAGTTTACCTTGTGTCTTGGCAGCAAGTTTCTGTACCTTAGATTCAAACATCATCTTAGGTAACTGGTGAAGTGAATCTGTATCAAGACTTAAAAGATTTTCATCAATGCGTTCCGCAATCTTCTCTTCAGCCATCTCCAACGTAATGTACAAAACGTTCTTGCTTTGGAGAAGCACACTACTAGCAACATGACACATAAAGAGAGACTTACCCACACCAGTACCTGCAAGAGCAATGTTGAGAGTTTTATTAGGAAGTCCACCCTTTGTAATACGGTTGAAGTATTCCAAATCAAAAGGTATCTTTTCCTCAGTGGTATGGTAGAAATCGTATCGTTGCTCGTAGTCTTCAAGGTAATCATGTCCTACATGAGTATCGAATCCCACTGCTAATGCATCAGAAAGTATACTAGGTATTGCACCAGTAGCTCTCTTCTCATCATTACCTTCTGCAATCTTAATACTCTCCATGAGAGCAAGGTAAATAGCACGTTCCTTACACCACTTCTCAGTACTATCTAAGATCCATTGAGGATCAGACTTCTCATCATCAATATCTCTAATGAGTTGCACAATTTGTCCATGCTGATCATCAGATATAGTATCAAGATGTCCTACTTCAATCTCTAATGCTTCCTTAGTAGGTAAAGCATTATATGCAGTGAAGTATTTAGAAATTACATTGAATAAATTCCTTTCAAGTGTCTCAGAAAAATACTCTGACTTAATGAATGGCAAAGTCTTCCGAACATACTCCTCCTCAAGAAGAAGGTTTTTTAATATTAGGTTCTCAACTTTGCTCATTCGTTTTAATCACCACTGGAATTGATAGTGTCATTCTAAGATCAGGATTTTCATTCATAGGAGAATTAGATTCAATCCATGATGGATGTATTATAACATCTCCTTGGTTTACGTAAACCCCACTAGTGTCAGTCCATTCATTGACACCAGGATCAAAGGTACGAATAATCTGATGTATTGGATGCCAATACATATCTGACTTCTTACAATCACTTATGTAGTGAGTTAATGTATAATGACTTGGTAGAGTATCCATTCTATCTGTACTCTCACCTTTCTCAAGTGCTTTAAAAACATATGTTTGGAAGATCCATGAATGAGTATCAGAAGCACCAATCTCATCCATAAACTGATCCATTATATCACTATAATTTTGATATAAAGGATTGGGTACATTAGGATATGCCATAATTACAGGAGATATTTCATTGAATCTTTCCTGTTTGTATTCATTATCCCAATAATCTACATGAGGTTGATTATTAGAGATAGCATACTTACGAATTGATGTAGAAAATAAATCTATCTTCATGACTTATCAGTACCATACTTATATTCTTGACTAGCAGCCCAGTCAAGTTTCTCCATCACTTCTTCCGTGAAGTATTTTTCGGGATCTTTAAGAATAGCAGAAGGATAAACGGAGCTATCGCCGACAACAATGCGGTTGCCTTTACGAGCGAAAACTCCGTACTTCTCACCAAGTTCCAAGAGTCCATAGTGTCTATCGAGACCTCTAGCATCATAGTATAACCTCGTTTCTACTTGTGAATTCTCTACAGTCAAACGTGACTTAGCAGCCTTTGCTTTGACAATGTTTCCGATGACATCTTTACCGTCTTTTTCTTTCTTTTTCGAGAGGTAAACGATCGTACTAGCAGCGTACTTAAGACCACTACCCCCACCCATTTCCTTTGTGGGGATGTAAGCACCGACAACATCGTAGGTGTGATTTGTGACAAGTAAGGGGACATTTGCTTTGCCAAGTTTTAAGGTAAGTATTCTGAAGATTGCCTTGACAACTTGTGCCCTAGTCATGTCACGGGTGTCTTTACCCTCTGCACTATCTGCTAGTTCTTTAGAAGTCGAAAGCATTCCTAATGAGTCTAGCACAAACATCATAGGTTTACGATCCTTTATGTCCAATGCTAGATATTTGTCTAATATTTGTATTGCCTGTGTCCTAAACTCCTGTACTGTAGTAACAGGACATAGAATCATACGTGATCCGTCTATACCACGCTCATCTATCATGTCTTTGGTGATGGCAGCTTCACTTTCAAAGTAAACTACACCTGCGTCAGGGTTCTCTTTCAGATAATTCTGAACAATACCCAAACAAAAGAAAGTCTTACCAGTACCACTCTCACCTGCTAATGCAGTGATCTTATTGCTTGGTACACCACCAAAGATTGAACCACTACAGAGAGCATTAAAAATATAAGAACCAGTGTCAATGAAAGATTCAATATCTCCCACACCACCCTCAGAAAGGAGACCAGCATATTCATTGTCAATTGTTTTCGCTATGTCGTTAAAAAATGATGAAGTCATGCAAATAAAAATTCAAGGTTGGACACTCTCTCTGTTTCCCATCCTATCACGTTTGTGATCATTCGTAAAGGGTCTAAGAAAGATTTTTTAAATTGGGCATCACGATCTATACTCTTCTCCAAGTCCAACTCCCTAGGGAAGGTGTTAAGGAAAGAGATAACGTTCTCATTCATTTTGTTTGGAACTCTTAAGTACAGATACTTGATCTTCTCACCCTCTTGAACTAATGGATATTTGAATTCGAGTTTGTTTTTTGCGATATAAAAATTATAAAGCAAAGTTCCACGAACATGTAGAGGGCATCCCTTTGAATACACGGTTCCTGACGCTTTGAATTTGCGTAAGCCATTGACTGACCTCGGAAATGCTATGTCTTCAGGTGGTAATGAGTCGAACTCATTCCTGAAGGTATCTATAAAGGATATAAGTTCGTCTTCTGAACCAGTCACCATGATCTTTAATGCCTCTTTAATAGCAGTACGACATGGCATTGGTGTAGAAGACTTAACTGCTTCAAGACCCATGATCTTAAGTTTAGGTTCCTTATAACGAACACCCTCACTATCCCATACGTTAAGAATATACCTCTTCTTAGCAGTCCATATACCACTAGAAGCAATATTCTCACGCTTCATGAACATCTTCTGATCATATGCGTTTACGTAGTCGGCCAGTTCTTGGTAGCAACTTTCAATATAAGGCTCAAGTTCCACTTCACAGATCTTATCAAGGAACCTGACAACGCTTTCATCAGTTTTCTCTCTGCCCTTGTATACAGTCTCGACCAAAGGCCCCATATTAAGATAAATGGAATCAGTATCTGAAGCAATAACATAATCAATCTCCTCTGTTTTTAATACCCTATTAAGGTATGTGTTCATTTTGTTTTCAATCCAACGGATGCTAAATTGCCCACCGTAAGTAATCGCCTCAGCATTAAGTAAGTTGTAGTATCTAAAGTACTGGTTTCCAATGGCACCATAAGCCGAATTGAGCTGTATTTTTCGAGCCATTTGGATGTTATTGAATTTACTAATATCTCTTTGTAGTTTGGCACTTGGCGAAACTTCATTATCCCGTTTCGCTTGGAGCATTTTCTTCTTATATAACGTGCGTTCGTCATAGATCTTTTGCATAATTTCTGGTAGGAACCCATGAATATCTTTCCTATACTGTGCACCATTAGGTGCTACACAAAACTCACCATCAATCTCAACCTCCTTTCTTAAAAGCCGTTCAACGCTCGCGCTGGAATGTCTAGTCTCCCAGAGGGTCTCTGGGGAGATGTTGTACTGCATAATAAGGTGAGGATAAAGACTATTGAGGTCAAAATTAACAACCCAATCATAGCGTCCTGGTTTCGGTTCCTTGACATAAGCCCCTTCGTACTTCTGATTTTTATCTGATCGTTTTGCTGGTGGTACAACAAGATTTTTATTCTTAAGAAAATTATATATGATGGTATCCCACATACGTACTTGGAAATACACATCTCTTATGTTGACTTTAGCATCATATGCTAGAGCAATAGCAAGCTCTATCAACTTCATCTTCTCCTCAAGACGAACTACCAGTTCCACGTCTTTGATGTTGTAATCAATAAACTTCTGCCAGTCCTTTGTATAGAAATCTTTGAAGTTTTCAAACTCACTGTGATCAAGTTTCTTCTGACCTAGTTCTACAAATGCAATGTGATCTAAGCGATATGATTCTTGATTAGTATACGTAAATTTCTTATAAAGATCAAGATAGTCTACAACATTTATACCAAACATGTTGTATATTATTTGCTGACGACCTTTTATCTCCATCTCCTCACGGTGAACGATGCCCCATGGGGACATCTGCTTCATCTCCTTCTCACCAAACAACCTTTCTATACGTCCACACATATAT